AGCTCGGCGCATGTGTTCAACAACGCATGGGTGTTCGGAGAGGCACAGGTGTTCGACTCGGCGCGGGTGTTCGACTCGGCGCGGGTGTTCGGCTCGGCGCGGGTGTTCGGAGAGGCGCAGGTGTCCGGCCCCGACCAGATCAAGCACGGCAACGCTAAAGGGCGTTCGGGCTCATACCCTTACACCATCGTCAAGGGTTACGGTTTCGTATGGGGTTGTCGCTCTGGCCCTTCGATCAAGGCTTGGATCGAAAGCCAGGGCGACTACGGCCCGGAAACGGATGCCGTCTTGCTCATTGCCCTTGAAGCGGAATTGAACAAGTAAAAAAATCCGTCAAGCCCTTAGCACTTTCTATCGGAGGCTTGAAACCCTTGGAAAACCGGGACATTACAAAGAGTGTAACAATTAGTGATTTGACTATCAGATAAAAAATGCTAACTGTTTCTCTTAGTGAGTGAATGTGCCCTTTGAGTGTTCCATGGAATGTGTAATTGATAACATGGATAGATTCAAAAGGGACCAGGCTTAAGGCAATACGATCTATAGATTAACGATAGTTAATCGAATTGCCGAGCAAGGGCGTGACTAACTAGAAATTAGTTTTCCTTTCTCGGATTCTTTCTTCCTGGCTGCTCCACTTGATAAGTCCGCAAAATTGTGCTAACGCTGCGGACGATTCAAGTGAATACCCCCCTCAACCTCTTATGGAAAGAGAAGGAAAAAAACGGATGTCAGAAGACGGTGTTGAACTCAAAGTGGGTTCATGGTATCGAACCCGAAGTAATGCTATTGTCAAGATTATAGACAAAGACCAGGTTACTACTAGTGAGTATCCATGGGTTTTCCTTGGGACTAATTCCCTTTCTTATAGGCAAGGGGGTTGGTTTTACGATAAGAAATGGCCTGATAACAACGACCTTGTATCCGAAATCAGGCCCAGCGACGATGTGCCCGTGTTTCTAGAGGAGCCAGCCGTGGAGATGTCCTTGACACCTTGGATCAGCGAAATCGTTTACACGAATGAACACACATCGACCAACCTTGAACTCCCCATGACCGATGACCAGATACGGGCTGAGGTTGAGAACATTCTTTTGACCCGTTCTGGCGTCCAGACTGTGCGAGTCTACAAACTGGCTCACACGGTGTCACGTAAGACCACTCTTTCTTGGGAGTAACCTGAAAAATGGCTAAAACGAAAAAAAAATACAAACTCACGGCTGAACACGAGGCTATGCTTGTCCCCTGGCGCGACAAGTGGATTGCCAATGCCATGTCTACGGAAGCCATGACGGAAGCTGACCGGGAAGTTGTTCGGAAGGCTGTTAACGGTATGTATAAAGCGGCGGGGATTGATAAACCACCTATCGTGGTGTTTAGTCCCTCTCCGTTCGTCACGCGGTTTGCCGGAGGGTTCGCGGCTGCAATCTGGCATTTGCGTAAAACATCCGGTAAAACCCATCTAATGTCGAGGACTGCGACGCGGGTTGAGGTAGAAACTGTGGCGATGGATGCGACACGACATGCGACGTGGGCTGCGACGAATTCTGCGACGCGGGCTGCGACGGAGGCTGCGGCAGAAGCTGCGACGGATGCTGCGACACGGCTTGCAACACGGAATGAGACGGAGGGTGCGACGAGGGTTGCGACGCGGGATGCGATACAAAAAGCGACGTGGAATGAGACGGAGGTTACGGTGGGGGCTGCGGAAGCTGCAACGGGGGCCGCAACGTGGGCTGCGACGTGGGTTGCGACACGGGCTGCGACGGAGGCTGCGACGGAAGCTACGACACGGACTGCGACGAGGGTTGCGGTAGAATATGCGACACAGGACGCGACGAATGCTGCGACGGAAGCTACGACACGGACTGTGACGAGGTTTGCGGTAGAATATGCGACACAGGACGCGACGAATTATGCGACACAGGACGCGACGAATGCTGCGACGGAAGCTGCGACACGGGATGCGATGCGGGCTGCGACACAGACTGCGACGCGGGATGGGGACATCGATAACTCCTGGTTTACCGGAATTTCTGGACAAGAAATGCACCAGCTTTCAGCCAGTTTGGGGTTAGGTTCATTTGGACTGGAGTGTGCCAAGTCTGCATGGAATATGTATCAAGGTGGAAACCAATGGTCGGGGTGGGATGCGTTCTTGTCTTTTTTCAAGGACGTTGCAAAATTGCCTCTGGACTATTCCAAATACGAGCACTGGCTGGCTCTTGCGGAACACTCAGGTCCACGTATCGTTCACAAGGAGTTTTGCATCGTCACTGACCGGCCTAGCGTTCTCAAGGTGGATGACCAGAACCGCCCGCACTGTGAAGATGGGCCGTTCTGTGTGTGGCGGGACGGTACGGCTCTGTACGCCTGGCACGGAACCTATATCCCCGCACGTTGGGTCACTACGGCGAAACCTACGGCGACCGAAGCCCTGACGTGGCCTAATATCGAACAGCGCCGGGCTGCTTGTGAAATCGTGGGGTGGGCTGCTATCCTCGATCAGCTTTCTGCAAAGACTATTGACAAGGACGGCGATCCTGAGATAGGTGAACTCCTTGAGGTCAATCTACCTGACATTGGACGGGAACGGTTCCTTAAGGTGCGTTGTGGGACTGGCAGAACGTTTGCCCTTCCGGTTCCACCTGATATGAAAACCGCAATTCAGGCCAATGCCTGGACCTACGGGCTGGACCCGAAGGATATTTTCAACCTTGAAGTGAGGACATAACACAATGGTAAAAAAGATGTTCAAGAACATGGCTGCACAGGGCGATCTGCTTATCCGCCGTATCCACCAACTGCCCCCCAACGTGGTTCCCGAAAGGGCTACGGACGGAGCCTACGTGCTGGCTCATTCGGAAACGGGACACAATCACGTTGTCCTGGAGCGCCCCGGCGTCACTCTGCACAAGGACCCGGTTGACCAGTTCCGGGCGTTCCTTACCGTGACCGGCGATCCGGTAGAACTGGAACACCTGCGTTCCTACGATACGCACGAAACGATCCTTGTGACCGAAGGTGTCTACGAGGTTCGTCGCCAGCGTGAATATACCCCCGAAGGTTTCCGCAAAGCACAGGACTGAACCGACATGAAGTTTCCTCTTAACCTGCGCGGTTTGCCAAAGGAAACCATCCACCTATACAGCCGGTGGATTACTGCCGAGGAAAACAATCTAATGAGGCGGCGAGGCTGGCGCTCCCAGAAAGAAAACCTTGTTGACTTTCACGACAAGTGCGATCAACTTTGCCGTTCAATCTTGAAGAAGGTTCCACTGGTATGACGACCGACTCCGATAATCCCCTCAACATCACTGACGAGGACATCGGCAAGGAAGGCCGGTTCACCTGGCGCGGCGATCCGTGCGTAGTGCTTCGCAAGCTGCGCGGGCGGGCGTCGCCGGCCGTCACCATCGCATACGAAAACGGGTCAGGCAGCAAGTGCACATGGACAGCCAGACTTGGCGACGCCCGCCTCGTCCGCATCCCGGTCCCGCCGCGCAAGCTCTACATCGCGGTCGCGAAGGAGCAGACCTGTCAAATATATGGCGCGTCGTGCGCGTATCTATCGCGCGAAGCGCTGCTTCAAGCGTTAGGTGGTGGCGACAATTCCGTCACCATCATCGAAATCCCCCACCCGGAGGACGCGCCGTGACTATGACTGGTGATCGCTGCCGCGACTGCGCGTTCTGGCACAAGGGCTACACGCTTCATGCCTCGCGCGTGCCTTCGTTCTGCACCCGGCACTTCCACTCGCAGAGCGGAGACGACAAGGCCTGCAAGGACTTCAACGACCGCGAAGAATGCGAGAACGGAGAGCAGAAATGACCACCACCTCTGAATACCTCAACGAGTTCACGCCTGACTGGCCGCATGGGCATGTGGTCATATATAAAAACGGCACTACAAAACCATTCATCACTCTAACGTCAAAGGGTCCCGGCGATTTTCCCATTTGGGGGCACCCGATTGGCGATATGATCCCTTGGCGCTTCCACGCAGACGGCACCAGCGGTCACGCTTACTACCTCCGCAACGTCGCGCCGCCGAGGCCAAAGCCCCGTGAGTGGTGGGTCAACATCTACCAAGGAGGAACCCCAGGTGTCGCATACGAGACGCGCGAGATAGCAGATGATCGCCGTCGAGAGAACCGACTGGAATGCATCCGCGTCCGCGAAGTCCTCGACGGGGAGGACACGAAATGACCAACGACTATCTCAACGAGTTCACGCCGGACTGGCCGCACGGGCACGTGCTGGTGCTCGATGACGGCACCGCAAAGCCGTTCGTCGTGAAGGTGACGAATGTTCCAGGCGATTTCCCCATTTGGGGATATACCGTAGACGGGAACGACGAGCCTTGGCGGTTTCGTGCGAACGGTGACAACGGATATTATGGTGCCCACCTCCGCAACGTCGCACCGCCGAAGCGCGAGCCGAGGGAGTATTGGGTGAATGTCTACCAGCACGGCAGAAGCGACCCATTAGACTCGCGTGAGTTGGCCGATGAAGTTGCCACGCCGTGGCGCATCGAGTGCGTCCACTTCCGCGAGGTGATCGAGGAAACCGAGGCGGGGGAAGAAAAGCTGCCTAAGGAATTGGACTTGGCGTTAGCCAATATCGCTTTGAACAAACCACACCAGATCGACGAAGCGTTCTATTGGTATAGCACGTGGATTGCGATTGCCGAAAAGGAGGTGTCGAAATGCTAGCCATCTCCGCTCGCCTCGTCGGCATGTTGATTGCGCTCCAAGATCAACGCCGCATGACCGGCACGAGCGTTATGGACCTCGTCGCCGAGAACATTAAGGCCGGAAACGCCGACGCAATCGCCGGGGTTTTCTCAGGCATAGACATGGAGAAGCGCCAGTGACCGACAAGCCCAAAACGACTCTGACAGACGGAAGCCCCATTACGCCAGACCACCGAGAAATTGACCCGCGGACGGGCCAGCAGAAGGGGTATGTCGTGCTCTCGGCAGATGAGAGGGCCAAGGGCTTCGTGCGGCCGGTCCGACGCTCTTACATCCATGAACCTTGCGGATCGGTGACGACGATGGGTCAGGCGCTGGCCGAGACCTATGCGCGTCAGCCCGACTTCTACACCGGCACCTTCTGTTGTGCCTGCGAGAAGCACTTTCCGGTCGGCGCTGACGGTCAATTCGTTTGGGCCGACAGCACTGAGAAGGTTGGCACCTAATGGCCAAGACATCGAAACCGAAACGCCGGCGCATCCGCTGGAGCGACAACGACCGCTGCTGGGGTCCATTCACCTACAGCCGGGACACAAGGGGGTATCGACCCTTCGCAATTGTTTTGGGGTCCGGGGACTGCGAAGACGGTCCGGCCCAATGCCGCCTTCGGCTTAGCGCGTTCGGCCACACGCTGATCGTCGCGCTGCCCGGCATCGTTCGCCCATACCGCGAGAAGGTCATCGCAGTCGGATGGGATAAGGCGACGATCGAGCGCCTTGGTCGAGACTGGTATTGGAACACCGACGAGCGCGAGTTTGGTTTCAGCGTCAGCGAGGGCTTTCTTCGTGTCCTCTACGGACGGCAATCTCTCGACAGCAGCACGGAGAAAAGCTGGGGCTACTTCCTGCCATGGCGGCAGTGGCGGCACGTCCGGCATAGCTTTTACGGGCTGGACGGGGAGCATTTCTGGACGGAGGCGAAGCGCGCGAAGGGCGCGCCCTTTAACTTCGATGACTGGCGGGCGGCGCAGGCGACATGCCCGTCGCGCTCGTTCGCCTTCAAGGATTTCGACGGCGAAGCCCTGACCGTCGACACCAGGATCGAAGAGCGCGAGTGGCGCTGCGGCGAGGGCTGGTTCAAGTGGCTATCGCTAATCCGCCGGCCGAGGATCAGACGCTATCTGTGTCTCGACTTCTCGGGTGAGACCGGCACGCGCAAGGGATCATGGAAGGGCGGCACCATCGGAGCATCTATCGACATACATCAGGGCGAGCTGCACGAAAGTGCGTTCCGCCGCTACTGCGCCGAGAACAACATGACGTTCGCCGACTCACATTTAATTTAACAACGACGGAGGCTTTTTTTGCCAATGCAAAAACAACAACCGGACAAGTCTTCTCTTTGGCGAGGAGACAAGGAGTGGTCCGATGCGTTTGAAATAGCACACAGATTCGGCGTCACGTTTCACCTTTCCTTAGGCAAGACCAGTTCAAGGTTTATCGACACACGTTCTCTCCCGTTCAGCCAAAAATGCACTGTGATTGTTCCGTTGGACCAAGCCACACTGGCCGGGAACTTCGCAAATCTTGCAAAGGATTTCGGTTGGTTCGAGTCGGTGTCTGCTGCCCGCAAGGCCGGGTGGAACAAGCTGGTAAAAAAAGATGTGCTCGAACACAGTGTCGGAAAGCGAAAAATTCTAATTGATGAAGGGCAAAAAAAGACCGATGTCGATAACAACTACAACAGCCAAACCACCGAAGGGCCGTGCCCTTGAGTACAATCTAGGCTGCCCTAAGTGTGGGTCTTCCGATGCCGTCACACGGTATTCTCACCTTCACAAACCGGGTGTGATCTATGAAAAATGTTTCTCGTGCGGAAAGATTTGGGATGTGGAGGCACCGGGAATTGACCTTGATACGGACAATGACTATGTTGAACATATGAATAGCAACAATAGCACCCACACCGAACACAACAACAGCGACCTTATCCTTCCTGACTACGATCCGTGTGACAATTTCTGGAATCGCGGCATTGACGAGGCAACCTATCGGGCGTTCGATGTCCGGGTGTCCGAGGACGGAACGGCCATGTTCTTTCCTCACCACGACTATCACGGCAATCTTGTCGGCATCAAGCGCAAGATACCGGAGGCAGGCCGGTCCGAGAAATACCGCTGGCTGGGGTCAAGCGAGAAGTCCGGGTTGTTCGGCCACCAGCTTTGGAAAGACAAGGGCAACCGTAAGTACATTACCGTGACGGAAGGGCAGGAGGATGCCATGGCTTGTTACCAGATGTTCGGTGGCAAGTTTGCTGTTGTATCCATCAAGAACGGGGCTGACTCTGCCAAGTCCTTGTCTCCCGACGATCTTAAGTTCCTGCGGGAGTTCGATGAAATCGTGGTGTGTTTCGACTCGGATGAACCTGGACGCAAGGCTGCACGGGAGTTCGCCAAGTCGTTTAGCCGGGTAAAGGTGTCAATCATTGACCTTTCCCTGAAGGACGCCAACGAATATCTGAAGCTAGGACGGGACAAGGAGTTCCGTGATGCGTGGTGGAAAAAGAAACCCTATCGCCCTGAATCCCTTGTGTTTTCCTCGGAAACAAAAGGGCTGGTGACTCAGCACGACCCAAAGCCGGACGCCTTTTACGCACAGGACGGATTGAACAAGATGCTTTGGGGTATCTACCGCCCTTCCCTTGTCGTTGTGTGCGCCGGGTCTGGTACAGGCAAGTCCTCGTTCCTTAAAGACTTGTTCATATCCTTGTTCAACACTACAGATTACAAGATCGGGTGTATGTTTCTTGAGGAAAGTGTCAAGCAATCCATATATCAGATCATGTCGATTGATCTGAAAAAGAACATTAACAACCCTGATATATATGAGACGGTAGCCAAGAGCGATCTGCTTTCTTCGTGGGAGAAGTTATTCAGTGGCGATAGGTGGATGTTCTGGGACCATTTCGGTTCATCCGATCTGGACTCGGTGTGTGATCAGGTTCGCTATCTGTCTGTGAACTTCGGTGCGCAGATCGTTTGCATCGACCATATCTCCATTATTGTCTCCAGTCAGGAGAACGGAGATGAACGTAAGGCTCTCGATGCGATTATGACAAGGCTCCGCTCTCTTTGCGAGGAGTTGTCCATTTGCATCGTTCTTGTCTCTCATCTCAAGCGGCCTAATTCCAGTGACTCTCTTGAAGAAGGCGGTGTCACCTCTCTTTCACAACTACGTGGATCAGCTGGTATCGGCCAGCTTGCAGACGTGGTGCTCGGGCTTGAGCGTAACGGGCAGGCAGAGGACGAGTTCATGCGTAACCTTGTGACGGTTCGTGTTCTTAAGTCTCGCAAGACCGGGCGCACCGGGCCTGCTGCCAAGTTGATCTTTGACCCGGACACTGTTACGTTCACGGAGGTTGACCAAGATCGTATTGATGAACACCTCCAGGAAATCAAGGCCAGCCGCAACCGTAAAAAGGTGATGGATGAACCAATCATGGACGATATGTTAGGACAGACGACATGACCACATCGACGTTGTTATTTGACTTTGAAAACGATGGCAACGGCCCTGTGCCTGCACACAGACACCCTAACGGCGGAGGGTGGGTTGCCGATACGGCGCACGTCGAGGAGACGGCCTATGTGGGGCCAGAGGCGCGGGTGTTTGGTAAGGCGGTGGTGTCTGGCAAGGCGCGGGTGTCTGACGAGGCGAAGGTGTCTGGCGAGGCGTGGGTGTCCGACGAGGCGTTGGTGTCCGACGAGGCGCGGGTGTTTGGTAAGGCGTGGGTGTCCGGCGAGGCGTGGGTATCTGGCAACGCGCGGGTGTTTGGCGAGGCGAGTGTGTACGGCGAGGCGTGGGTATCTGGCAACGCGCGGGTGTACAGCAAGGCACAGGTGTTTGGTAACGCACAGGTGTACGGCAAGGCGCAGGTGTACGACAAGGCGATGGTGTTCGGCGAAGCACAGGTGTTTGACAAGGCGTATGTGTACGGCGAGGCGCAGGTGTTCGATAAGGCGCTGGTGTTTGGCAAGGCGCGGGTGTCTAGCGAGACGCAGGTATACAACGAGGCGTTGGTGACATGACAACAACAACACCGATAAGGTGCGGCGTAAGTGGTTGATTATCAAAAGAACGCCAGATGGGTCTGTGATCTTGAGACGGACGGCCTTGACGCCACCCGTGTGTGGTGCTTCAGCGCCCTTAACATCTCTAGCCCGGACGAACGTATCTTTTTTGGTCCAGATGAAGTACATCTTATCCCGCAGTTCATCGAGGACGCATCCCTTTGCGTCTTTCACAACGGTCTTGGGTTCGATGTCCCGGTTATTGAACGTCTCTATCGTATCCACATACCGAGGAACAAGATCAGGGACTCTCTTGTCATGTCCCGTCTGGCGGACAGCACGAGGTCCGGTCACAAGAAGCCTCACTCAATCGAGGCGTGGGCCATACGGTTCGGGTTGCACAAGCAGGAACACGAGGACTGGTCACGTTACACCCCGGAAATGGGGGAGCGTTGCAAGTCCGATGTGTGGATAGGGTATCTGGCCTTGAAACAAATCCTGCGGGAACTGAAAAGGGGGTTCTTTTCCCTTGAGTCCATCCAGTGTGAGCACGATCTGGCTGACATACTCCAGGAAATGAAAATAAACGGGTTCTGGCTGGACCAACAGAAAGCCACGGACCTTTACGTTGAAACCAAGCGGATTGCCGATCACATCGAGCGAGACATAAAGAACGTGTTCGGTTTGAAGCCTTATGCCATTCGTGAGGTCAGTCCTAAACCCACAAAAGACGGGAGCTATTCACGGGCACAGACAAAGTGTCTTGGGCCAGCCCTTGCCGACAAGGTTGGTGGTCCGTTTACACTGGTAGATTTCGAGGAGTTCAATCTCGATAGCCCAAAGCAGCGGGTAGAGCGCCTGCTTTCCTACGGGTGGGAACCAAAGTCGTTCACGGAAACAGGTGCTCCAAAGTTCAATGCCGATGAACTGACACCAGAGGATTTCCAGATGCTGCCGAAGGAAGCACAGCTTCTGGGGCGGTATCTTATGTGCCGGTCGCGCCAGAGGACGGCGGCCCAGTGGCTCGATCTGTGTGACACGAACGGTTATGTCCACGGGGACATCATCCATCTTCAAGCATGGTCGCACCGGGCTGCACATCGTAACCCTAACATGGCTAACGTCCCGGCTGTAGTCCTGGACGATGACGACATACCTGTGCTTGGCCTTGGCGGTGGCTTCGGTTACGAGTGCCGGGATTGTTGGGGCGCAGACCCACGGCACCACGATGAAGTTCTTGTTGGTGCAGACTTGACCGCCATCCAGCTAAGGGCCTTTGCCCATTACGCCGGGGATTTGAACTACATCAATCTGGTGGTCGATCCTTCCGTGGATATGCACAACGTTCATGCGGAATATCTTGGTGGTGTGAAACGGTCGGCAGCAAAGAGGTGGCTTTACGCCTTTCTTCTCGGAGCCGGGGACGCCAAGCTCGGTTCTCTCCTTGGGGGTAATTCCCGTGACGGTAAGGCTGCTTCGGCCTTGTTCATGGAGAAGGTTCCAGGCGTCGGAGTTCTCAAGTCCAGTGCCATCCCAAGATGGGCGCAACAAGGCTGGATGACTGGTCTGGACGGACGCAGGGTTCCGGTCATGTCCAAGCATCTTGCCCTTACCGCTGCCCTCCAATCATTCGAGAAGTGTGTTGTAGCCCACACCATGGTCACGCTAAGGCACAGTCGTAATGATTTCAAATACCGGGCGTGGCCCCACGACGAGTGCCAGCTTACTTGTCACAAGGATGTGGCCGAGGAAATAGGCGAGCAGTTCAAGGGAACAGTGAAAGAAGTAGGAGAACGGTTCGGTTCTCTTACCCCCTTGACAGCCAATTACAAGGTAGGTAAGACTTGGGCAGAGACGCATTGACACACCTATTGACAAATGAAAAATAAGTGCTATGTGTAGTAATATCAACGGTATTCCACAGGGTTGTTCTTGTGGATGATTAGAGAGAGAGAAAAAGGAGAGTTAACTAGTATGAGCGCAGCAAAGGGCTCAAAGTGGGTGAAGATCAACCTGACCGGGGTTGCCCACTTTATGTTCAATCACAAGCCAGCAGCCCCGGACGCAGACTTCGATAAGCCTGCCATGTACAAGACCGAGGTGGAAATCACAGATGATTCGGAACTCCGTATCGTTGGTGACACCACGGTTTACAAGGGTGTTGATGAAATCGTTGAGGCCCTGAAGCCGCTACGTATCGTGCCAAGCAACTATGCAGGCACCACACGGGACGGCAAGGACTGGGAGCGTAACAACGTTGTCAAGTTCCAGTCCAAGGTTATTGACCCCGAGGATGCCGTGAAGCGTAAGCCGATTTCGGTTGACGCCAGCGGAGAGGCTATCCCGGAGAACGGACCGCTGATTGGTAACGGTTCGTTCGTGGAGGTGCGCGGTTCGATCCCCGATTACCGGATTACACCGCCTGCTGCCGGTCGTCGCCCCATGCTGCCTACGTTCGATGGTGTCCAGGTTATCTCGCTTATCGAGTATATCCGCCCGGACAACGGGGCCTTCAAGAAGCGTGAAGGTTACACTGTTGGCTCCACTCCAACGGCCACGGTCGTAGGGGAAGCCAAGTCGGATCACAAGGACGATGAGTCCGAGGATGTTTTTGCAGCCCTCGAACGTCCCAGTGATCTGGAACCAACCAACAAACCTGTTGAAAATCGCGTCAAGAAGCGCGCATAAAAGGAGAACCAGACAAATGCGTTATACTGAAATCCAGCCTATCGTCACTTCCAAGAAGATCGACAAGCGTGAGGTTCGCAATGCTGTCCGGGCTATTCGTAGCCCCAAGGCGGACTCGGCCAAGCGTTACAATGTTATCTTCACTCTGCCTGCACCGCTCGATGAATACTTCATGCGGATGAAGGTTGTGTCGCGTAAGTCGTGGGCTTACGTAGCAGACCGTATGGAAAGTGCGCTTCTTGCCAAGCGTGCCTAAAAAGTAATCTACGATTACCCCTAAAACTGGATCGATAGCCGGTTTAAAGTTCGGGAAGATAGCGGTTCGATCACACGGCAGGGCCTTGTGATTCTACCTAGGGCTTCCCTCCTAATTTTTAAGGCATGTGTGTATAAAAAAGTGATGGATATTCAAACACTTATCTCTGACATCTACTCGTATATGAACGGGGCAGGTGACGAGCACCCCGACCGGGACCGTATCATTGACGAGTTCAAGGAGGAGTGCGCCAACATCGTTCGCCGCTTTACCGAGGAACGTACCACACCACGCCAGTTCCGTTTGCGCCCGTCCAACATGGGACATCCTATTCGTAAGCTGTGGTTCCAGGCCAATACACCAATGCCTGAGGCCAATGAAAGATCGCATCTCCCTCTTACGTTTATGTTCGGGTCATTGACCGAGGCCATGCTTCTTTGTGTAGCCAAGCTGACTGGCAAGCACGAAATCACAGACCAGCAAAAGACAGTTGGCCTTGGTGGTATCGAAGGAAGCATCGACGCCGTGATTGACGGCGCTCTTGTTGATGTGAAGTCAGCTTCACCATACTCGTTCAACCTTGTTCGTAACGGTTCTCTTACTTCCAGCAACCCGGAAGACGATCCGTGGGGGTATCGTGACCAAGCCTCGTTCTACTCACGGGCTGATGGGCGGGACAAGTTCTACTGGCTGACATTCGACAAGTCATCCGGGGAGCTGGCTCTTACCGGGTTCGATGCGTTGACTGGAATGAAATCCAGGAAAGCACTTGAGGACCAGATAACCCGGACCAACGAGATTCTTAAGCAACCGAGCCCGCCTACTGAGTTGTGCTATCAACCGGTGCCGGACGGCAAGAGCGGCAACGAGACGTTACACAAACTGTGTTCCATGTGTCCGTTCAAGATGGCTTGCTTTCCGCATGTTCGTGTGTTTAAGTACGCTACCGGATTGAAATATCTAACCAAAGTCAATCGGACGCCAGATGTAGAGGAGGTTACAAACCAACAATGGCAGCCCAATATCAAATCAGATTAGTGGTGGAGGCTTGTGGGCCTATGTGGCGGATTCTTACAATGAATCATCAAGGTGTTTGTGATGGCCACCTTCAAGGTGTTTGGGAGGACTTACCTGACCACGGGGTGTTCCTTTCCAAAGAAAGTGCAATATCTACACTGAGACAGCACATCAGACAGAACGCTCTTATAAAAGAGAGCGTGTCTTATTTTGACGCAGATGGAGAGCAGATTCCATGACAAAGCGTAAACAACCCAAGGCTACGTATAAAATCAGTTATGATGAAAGCGAAGACGGGTTCTATCTGTCCACGTTCAAAAACGGAAAGTGGGTAGACGACGAGTACCTTTACTTCACCCATCATTGGGAATGTTACGATCATTTGGAAAGGTGTATCGCTATTTCAAAGACGCCGCAGTTCTTCGATGAGAGCGGGGAACAAGTTGAAGGTCCATGAGTCTCAAGCGTCTTGTAAAAACCTACAAGCCGAAGGTTGGCACCAAGTTTGGTAAGTATGGCAAGGTATCATCGATGGTCATCCGTAAACCAAAAGGAGTCCGTCACCGAAAAGGTGTGCCTTCGTTCAGGTCCAAGTTTGAGAAAGAGTTCTGGGATGCACAACATTCCAAGATCGGTTTGCGTTACGAGCCGTTTGCTATCTCGTATTCTGTAATCGAGGAGCGCCGTTATACACCAGATTTCATTGATGTAGACCTGTTCCGGGCGCAAGAGCGTATCCGTATCTACGAGACAAAGGGGCTGTTCACTCCAACGGATCGCAAGAAGATGAAGCACGTTCGGGACTCCAACCCGGACATAGAGATTATCATGGTGTTCCAGCGCGATAACTACCTGACCAAGGCGAAGAACCGTAAATACTCTACGTGGTGTGAGGAGAACCGTATCAATTACTGCATCGGCGTGGACCTTCGTAACATCGTCTGGGCCGCTAACCCTAACCGGCTTGCTGCGGGGATAGACAAGAAGCCAAAAAAGCCGTGAGTTTGAATCTGGACATCTCCAATCTCCACACCCCGGAGGATTGGCAACAGTTCGAGGCGTCCCTTTTGACAGTCGGTTTGTTCGAGAAGCTGCCTGTATCCGTGCCTGAAGCATCCGAGGACGACATCAAGATGATCTTGCTGTGGCGCTCGGTCATAACCCAAGCTCTGTTTGACATCCTCCGTGGACCTACGGTAGATTGTTCCTCGGTCTGGTTAAGCCTTGAAGACTTAGCCAAGTCAGGGATAAGGGAGCACAACCTGAAGCAATCGCAACAGATTTACCGGGACGCTATCCACTGGGTCTATGGAGGACGCACAGTTCTGGAGTGGGTTGACGACCTGAACAAACTTAGTGAACGTGACACGGATTTTGTGCAAGTGTGTGATCTGGCTCACATTGAACCGGGTTTAGTGCGCACCACCTTTGTAAAACTTGTTGACTTGAAACGTGAAAGGTTAGCACTGTGGGCTTCCATAAAAAAGGAGACTTGACCATGTGGAAAGATTCATTTGAGTTCTGGTATCAGCACGACGTTCTTGAGGACGGTGACTGGACTGTGGCCGAGATTGAGGTGAAGGTTCACCTTGAGGTGGAGTTCGATGGTGATTATCCCTACGATTGGGTGATCGAGCGTATGGAGTTCCAAGGTCATCGTTACGACAAGAAAGCCATGAAGTATGAACACAAGATGATTCCCATTGCAAAAGATCATCCAATGTATGAGGCCATTGCAGCCGGTGTTTACGAGGTTGCCTTGGACAAGATCAGTGATGCTATCTCAGACGGTGAGATTGGTGTCACCAAGTATAACGCTATGGTTGCTGAAGATCGTTATGATTGCCAACGTGAAATGGAGGATTAACAACACTATCATGCCACGTCCTTACCACAAAGACCGTCCTTCCAGTCTGCTGTCCCGCGAAGGGGCGTTCTGGCTTCGTCAAAAAATCCTTGGCTACTGGCACTCCAAAGGGTTTACTGACGTAGAGGTTTACGTCAAGGAAGTTACTACCCCGGTTGAGCACTGGGTAGTCCGGTCCAACATTAGCGAACTAGGACTGTTGAAAGGGGGGTGTGTGTAATTATGCCCGGCTATAAGATTGAATATGGAACCCATCCGCAAATTAAAAACTCCGAGGGATGGGTTGTCTACAGGTGGGACGATAGAAGCGTAAACTATATTCCGTGGGGGTTTTGTGTTAAGGAATCTCTTGAAGATGCCGTGAATGCAGTGCGAAGCGGTTATTGGGACAGTTGTGAAATAGCTAGAGCTACGGTTTACCTTAACGAGAAAGGGGAGTTAGAGCATGGATTTAGAGCTACGGTTTACCTTAACGAGAAAGGGGAGTTAGAGCATGGATAACGCGACGTTCGATGATTTATTCTCCGGGTTCGTTAAAAATTCTCAGACCGGGTGCGCCATCATGGAGAACTTTAGGGCTATCCAGGAGTCACTTACCACTTGTATCAATGATCTTTACGAAATTGAAACACAAGTGTTCTCCAACCGGACCGATGCGGAACGAATGGAAATGTCAGTCACTTCTACTAGCGCGGCGGTCTTGAAATGGACTAGGTTGTCAGCCCTTTATGGCATCCTTTCTCGGGCTGTGATCGCTCACTCACCTTCTGACGACGATCTTGTTGCTCTTGCAGGTGGGATTGTCCAACGCCGGGTGCAACAAAGCAACATGCAACAACAACAAGACACGGACGAACCGGAACCACCTGAGAAAACCGAGAATAAAAAGAGAAAGTTGAACTAAAGAGATGGAATTTAAAAAGAGAAATGGTGAGGTTAACATAATTGTCAGGTGGAATCTTGGAACTGACGAGCCTTACTGTAAAATCTTCAAAGAGAGTGAACTAGAGAAAGCACGGAAGTTTGTTGAAAACCTGCGCAATGATGCAGATAACATTGCGATAGTTCATATCCACTGGTAGGAGGTGCGTATGACAACCCTGGCTTACAAGAACGGGTTCCTTGCAGCAGACAGGCTGGTCACACCAGACCGGGGCTTGTGCACCAAGATCGGTCGCAACCCAAACGGTGACATAGCTGGTATCTGTGGGAGCCTTGCCTTGGGCCAGAAATGGATGCGTGCTTTCGTCTCTGACGCTGATGAACTTCCAAGCCTAGTTTCTGTCAATGGTAAGGATGAACACGGTTATGCGCTTATCATACGCAAATCTACGGGGGCCGTGGAGTTCATGGAGCCAGATGGGCTGGTGCATTTTGAGGCACCGTTTTATGCCTACGGATCGGGGTCGCACTACGCCTTGGCAGCGATGGAAGCCGGGGCGTCTGCCAAGAGGGCTGTTGAGATAGCAGCCAAGTATGACCCGACAACTGGGTCTGATGTGGAGGTATTACGGCTTTGACAAACAACCCTTGCAATGATACTGAAATCTATATCGCCCGAGAGCAACTGCGTGTCCTTTATGATGAAATGGACGCCAAGTTCCAACAACTGAAACACATCCAGACACGTATCACTAGTCTTGAGAACCGTATCTATCAGCTTCAACACAGCCAACAGCAAGAGAAGGAATAATCACTAGTAGCCATGAACACGCCCCCGTTTCGTTCCACGTTCAGTGAAGACATTTTCAATTACAAATACAGGCATAAAGGTGCAGAGACGTGGGGTGAACTAGCCAGCACGCTTGTTGAAGACGTGTGTCGTGACTTTGTTCCAGCAGACGTAAAGGAAGCGATCCGAGACATCATTGCTACGATGAAGTTTATTCCCGGAGGACGCTATCTTTACTACGCCGGTCGCCCTTACAAAGCCTTCAATAACTGTTTCCTGTTAAGGGCCGAGGCCGATACTCGCGAAGATTGGGCGGAACTCTCCTGGAAATCGGAGTCCTGTCTTAGCACTGGTGGTGGTATCGGTATCGACTATTCTATCTACCGCCCTCGTAACTCCAAGCTGAACCGCACAGGGGGCCTTGCCTCTGGTCCTGTGTCCAAGATGCGAATGATTAACGAGATTGGGCGTGAGGTTATGCAAGGGGGTTCGCGTAGGTCCGCTATCTACGCCTCTCTGAACTGGCGTCACCCCGATGTTAACGAGTTCATGTCAGCAAAGGATTGGCACTCGATGCCAGCGGGCACAAGTGGGTTGACTTTAGGACAGTTAAAGGAACAGGACTTTAACTTCCCGTGTCCACTGGATATGACCAATATCTCACTGAACTACGATAACGCTTTTCTCTCGGAACTACTTGAGGGAGAGGGGCAGTTGCCTAAGACTTTCCTTGAGAACTGCAAGCAAGCAGCCAAGACCGGCGAACCCGGTATGTCATTTAACTTTGGTTCAAAGGAAAATGAGACGTTGCGTAATGCCTGTTGTGAAGTTGTGTCCGAAGATGACAGCGACGTTTGCAACCTAGGTTCAGTCAACATGAGCCGCATTGACTCAAAGGAAGAAATGTATCGTGTCTCCTATCTCGGTGGTATCTTTCTTTTGTGCGGGACTATGGTAGCAGACCTTCCTTACCCAAAGGTCAAGAAGGTTCGAGAGAAGAACCGCCGTCTTGGTCTTGGTCTTATGGGTGTCCATGAGTGGCTTATTTCCAAGGGCTATCGCTACGAAGTAAACGATGAGTTCAAGGAATGGCTAGGTGAGTGGAAACGTGGCTCTGAGGTTGGTGCAAAAGAGTTTGCGACCAAGCTATCTATCAGCACGCCTGTCGCGTTCCGCGCTATTGCTCCTACCGGGACCATCGGCATTATGGCTGGCACCACGACTGGTATCGAGCCAGTGTTTGCTGTCGCCTACAAGCGGCGATATTTGAAGAACGGCAAAGATTGGGCCTACCAGTATGTTGTTGATTCGTCAGCCAAACAGCTAGTTGAAACTTACGGTGTCAATCCTGAGTCTATTGAAAGTGCTGTCGATTTGGCTAAGGATTATGAACGGCGTATCAAGTTCCAAGCTGATGTCCAGGATTATGTTGACATGGCTATCTCCTCAACGATCAACCTCCCTGCGTGGGGTTCCAAACACAACAACGAGGACACTGTCACTGGGTTCGCCAAGACACTCGCACACTACAGCCCCAGACTGAGGGGGTTCACAGCCTATCCTGATGGCTCAAGGGGTGGACAACCGCTTACTTCCGTGCCATATCACGAGGCCCACAATCAGACGGGTGTCGAGTTTATGGAACACGATTCCTGTAAGGGCGGTGTCTGCGGCATCTAAAAGGGAGATTGAGTTGTGAAAGTAAAGATTGGAAACTACCCAGGGGGCGGTTTAAATAGAAAGGTTTTTGTTGAGGTAAGTGACCACGACACTTTCAATCTTGATATAACCCTTGCTGAGATAATTCTTCCCGCTCTCAAGAAATACCTTGAGGTGTCAGACAAGTTGATCAATCTGGACGAACCTATGTTTTCAGGTGGTTTGACAAAGAGACAAGCTGTGACGGAGTGTATTTGGGTGTTCAACGAAATAACTACATATGCCGAGGAGGAAAAGATAATTGATCTATCTATTGGATGCTTTGACTTGCTTCAACCTAACCTGACTTACCTCGAAGAAAGAAAACAAAAGGCTCTTAACCTGTTCGCTGAAATCTACACCAGCCTTTGGAACTAGCCCCATGGAAGCGGTCACACTACACACCATCGCAAAGATGTTTGCACACTACCGTTCCCTCAAGGACTGGGACGGGGTGGACGCTACGAAGCAGCTTGTTCCTCATGGAGCCATTGTCGTTCTTGGAAACATCTATGAGGACGGGGTGGAGTTCAAGATCAGGAACACGGGTGTTATCAAGGACCAGTTCTATTACAACAAGGACGGTAACCTTGTTGACACTCCCTCTCGCAAGACGATCTTTGCCGCCGTCACAGGAGCCGTGCCATCGTGAGTTCTGTAAAACTTATCGCCAAGACAGTCCCGGTTGACAAAGGTATTTGGACTGAGGATTTCACGGCTTACGTAGCTCGTGTGTCCAACCCGGAGAACCAAGCCAACACAGAGACAGCCCCCCGGCTCCTTCGGTATCTCATTAAGCACCACCACTGGTCCCCGTTCGAGCACACTTACCTGTCATTCGAGATTAACACCACGCGGGACATTTCACGCCAGATACTACGGCACAGGACACTCGTGTTCCAAGAATACTCGGGGCGATATTCTGCCATGCCTTCCGACATGGAGGAACGGGAGTGTCGCCTTCAAGACCCAAAGAACCGCCAAAACTCCCTTGCTACATTCGATGAGGAAATCATCAATGACTG